CTCCCAAGGAAGAGTTTCCGTTGGAGAATAACCCATCGCGCGGAGAGACTCTTGAAGAATATCTTGAGAGGGAATTGACAATAGCTTCTCACGATACGAGCATTATCCATCTACTCGACGAGCGGGGATTCTACATGGGCGATCTTGATAGCTTAACGACCCCACAAAGAGATGCTTTGCGCTTTATCCGCACTCTCGAACCAAAAGGCCTAGGCGCTTTGGGATTAGCAGACTGTCTCTGTCTCCAGCTAGATGAGAACTCACTAGCCTATTGCATTCTACAACAAGACGAAGATCTCTTCACGCGCCGTCAGATTCCTCTCTTAAGCAAAAAATACAACGAGACCTTCACGACCATAGAGAATCTTTACAAGTCTCTAAGCAAGCTTAAATACAACCCAGCCATAGAGTTCTCTGCCCCAACGCACACGCCAAAAGATCCAGAGATCTTTCTCGACAAAGACCTCAACATCACGATCCCAAACGAGCGATTGCCTATCTACAAAATCAATCAAGGCTATCTAAACTATCTCGATAAGCTCTCGCCGCAAGACAGAGAATATATCCGAGAGCGCGTGAAGCAGGGAAAGTTCTTGATAAGGTCCATAATGCAGAGGCAAAGCACTTTGTTTAATGTCACAAAGGCGATTGTAGATTATCAATCTGAGTTTTTCCGCAGTGGGAATATCAAGGATCTCAAGCCTCTCATCATGGCGCAGATCGCCCTTGTGTGTGAGATCCATGAGACCACTGTCTCCCGCGCGGTCCATAACAAGTACATAAGCACACCAAAAGGGACATATGAACTTCGCTTTTTCTTCACCAGCGCAATCATCAACCATGAACAAAACACCATGCAGAGTAACCTAAGCATTAAGAATCAGATCGCAGAGATCATCTCGCGAGAGGACAAGTCTCGCCCTTTGAGTGATGAAGATATCGTTGTCCTATTAAAGAACACCATCGCTCGCCGCACAATCGCCAAATACAGAGCCGAACTAGGCATTCAACCATCTCACTTAAGAAAAGTCTATGCCTCCTCTTCAAAATGAAAACGAAAAAGAAAATACAATCCCCACAAGTGAAGCTTTATGGGGCTTACTCTTCCCAGCCTGTGCCTGTCATGTCGATACAGAGCGAGGTCACTTCATCCGACGAACTGCAGGGAATAATCTTGCCCATGCGATTGTTGCTACAAATGAAACAGCGGAGTGGGTCAAGGCTCACTGCGCGGGTGAGCATATCCATCTTCAGAGAATCGACGAAGATGGATTATCCTACAGCGTCATCTGGGACTCGACCGAGTGGAACCTTTCGGATGAAAGAAGAAGAACACTTCGTGCAAACCACCTTGCCTCTGACATATCATTCCTCCATAAAAAAGCGCAGGAACTCAGGATCGAAATGATCGCCGACGCCTTGTCGAAGGCGAAGTTATTCAACAAACAAAAAGCCTTCGAAGTAGCCGCCGCGATCACATCGCAGGGCGAAGAAGTCTATCTCAATAAATCCCGCCAGCTCAACGACGCCCTTCGCGGGGCATTCAACAATATCAACTGTTACTTTCCCATTGAAGAAGTTCTCCGTATAGTAGACACAAGAAACATCCTAACCTATGAACAAAGCCCTACAACAGAAGACAATCAAAGAATCACTGCGCTTGAGGAAGAAGATGGACGCGGCCACGAAGAAGAACGTCTTGATACGCCAACGGCTGGAGGATGAGATGCTTTCTCTCCAGAAAAAACTAACCCCACTTCTCAACAAGAGAGATGCAATCAATCGCTCATACTCAATGCTTGACAAACCCACCGCGGAGAGTATCGTGTTCGGAGAGTACATCTCTCTCATCTCCCGCACGCCACAAGCATACGGCTTCAAGAACGCTGAAGAAGTGATCGCGAAGTTGATGGACCTATAATAACATGAACATATTCTCAACGCCAAGCGGAGTAAAGAAAGCTCCAGCAGAACCAACCTACACCAGCAAAGAGGACAGACTACAGCAGACCGCCCTCACGACCGCAAGATCGCAGGCGAAGAAGCTCACTGACCTCTATCGCCGTGAGCCTTTTGAGTGGGAGTTTTTGCAGCGTGAATTGAATCTCGCCACTATCCCATCCATAAAGCTCGATTACGCCACGCTGCTAGGCTTTCTACAAGGCTGGGTTAATCAAGCTCCCTTGCGCCAACAACGAGAAGCTATTCGCCTCGCTGAGGAAGCCGCTCTTCGGGAAAAAAGAACTTACTCCACCATCGACATCAAGCTCCCGGGCGGCCTAGACTTCAAGCCCCAGCAGAAGAAAGCTATCGCGGCATTGCTCGATGTCTTGTACAAAGACAATCTCTCTGGTGCGCTAGTCCCACTCGGCACCGGCAAAGGTAAGTCATGGATCGCCGCTGGTCTCGCACTGTGGCTACAGAAACATGATCCGCAGAAGTTCTGTAACTTTCTCGGTCTCTTTCCGCCCATCCTAATCATCACCAAGAAGTCTGTGGTGCTTGACTTCCGCGAGACCCTCAAAAAGCTCGGTCTCGAAAGCGTCGGACTCGCTGTCGATGTATGGTCATACAACGAAGTCTTCTCTACGAAGAACAAGAACTTCTTTAAGGAAGAAACCACGGAGATCTTCGGTCAGTCCACAAAGGTCATTCGTTTCAATCTCCCAGAGCAAGCAGCACCAAGACTCATCATTCTCGACGAGTGCCAAGAGATCAAGAAGGAGAAGTCAAAGCGCACTAAATATCTCGAAGCATTCCTTCAGTTCCCATCTATCAAATGGGTCTTCACTTCCGCAACGCCCGCGGTCACAGTATGGGATACGATGTTCATGACCCTCGCAATGGGCGTGACTTATGGCGCTCGTCATGTCTCACGGGAAACCTTTCCCGAATTTGCACGCACTCTAACTCTCGGAGCAGATCCCCGTCAAGCTAACGCGGCCGCCCTCGAACGCTGGGGCGCAGCGATTGGGGATCGCTTTGTCAAGCCGCCGGGCGATCCTCAAAAGGTCAAGGCTCTTAACAAAGTCAAACTCTTCGAGATCACCGACGAGGCCAATAAGAACATGCTCAAGAACGCGATGAAGAATTATCTTGAGTCTCTTGAACGCACAGGGCGAAGCATAGATCCACAAGGTCAAGTCATGGTCGCCTTCATGGTCATGGCCCGAGCGGCAGAGCTTGCCACCGTGGACACATGGGTCGCCGACGCCATTCATGCCCATCAAAACGGCTACGCGCCAGTCATTGCCATTCGTTTCGTCGAGACTCTGAAGGAGCTTGTGATGAAGCTTTGTGAGAGTGAATATTTCAAGAGTAAGAACCTCACAAAACAAAAAATCTCTCTAATCTGGGGCGGCAATCGAGAGATCAAGCCCGAAGAACTCTTGCCCGAGACACGCGCCGCAGAGATCGCTGCGAAGATGGGCATGTGGATTCTCGACAATCCAGACGAGGCCCGTAAGCCTAAAGCAGATGACATCGGCATCACGAAGGAAGAGTTCCGCTCATTCCACAAGGGCATCAAGTACACCTCGGAGAGAATCTTCCGAGAGATGACGAAGGATGCATTCGCCGCGAGGAATGAGAAGCTTCGAGAGATGAAGCTACACAATCAGAACCAGAAAGAACGCCACGAAAACGTGCAAGACTTTCTCAACGGCGCGACTGAGTTCTGTATCTATACTCTATCATCGGGCGGAACTGGAATTAGTCTCGATCACAGGTTCCAGTATACACGACCAAGAAAAGTCTTAAGTACATTGACCTATTGGGCAGAGGAGGTAGCTCAAGCACTTGGTAGATGCGTCCGTATTACAACCTTAACGGATACTCTTCAAGAAATATACGTACCTGAAGGAACCTTGCTGTCAGATCATATGGCACCCAAGCTCGCAAGAAAGCTGAAGTCTATTGACGCGATCGGTTCCTCGAACGTAGACTTTGCTGCCGAACTCGAAGATGCTATCCGCAAGAAACAAAAAGCCGAGAAGCTCACAGCCGAAGACTTAATGGTCTCAGAGTCTTCAGGAGTTATCGAAGTAGAAGAACAGGATGATGACGATGAAGAAGAGGAAGTTGCGGTGGCTTAATGCATGCAAAGGGTAGTTGTGAATATCTTTGCAACTCCTCCCATAGTAGCTCAAGTTAGCAACATCAAGTATTGTCCGTTGTGCTACCAGCATCATGGACTTGTCGTCGTGGGCGAGATCGAACGTGGCCCATCGAACTATTGTGCGAAACATTATCGCATACAATCATCAAGGAATCGTGCACTGAATAGGAAACTCTACGCAGCCTCACTCAAAGAACTTGAGGAGATGATTCCGGCGGACATGAAATGCCGACTGTGTAACTGCACGATGGGCTATTCAATCCGCGAAGTTGATCGCAATCACATCATGAGCTTGCAACACTGGCGCAGTGGCAAGCTTGAATGGATCTGTCTACGCTGTAATACCAGCCACGGCAGCACGCAAGAACCTGATGACAAGTGGATAGAACTTCAGCGTTCCGTTAAGGAACACGAGAAATTTTGTCAACTTTGTAAGAAAGTAAAAGATGTAGCATTCTTTTATAAAACTTCTGGTGGATCAAAAGGACTATCAGCATATTGTAAACTTTGTCACAATGAGTATATACGAAACAAACGTCAGCCTAAACAATCTAACATATGAGCTCTTATGCATGGCAAGCAACAGGTGGCCCTAAGTGCCCGGGCTGCGGCCAACTGGAAACAATAAATCAATACAAGCATATCCAATGGCGCTGTGGATCTCGATGGACTGATGACGAGAAGACAGACTTCCTACAATCAAACCGCTGTCAACGCCATGAACTCGATACCTTACACGCAAAGATCAAACAACTAACAGACAACTTTGAATCTTATAAGAAAGAAATCAAACGACAAGAAGCCTTCAAATATATACCTCCAGTCGGTATAAGATTAAAGGACTAACTAAAACATATGCCCCTAAAAAAAGCAACACACATCACACGTAGCAACTATTATCTCACGCTCGAAGAGAAACTAAAGATTCGAGACTACATCCACGCGCATCCCGGCGTACCTTATCAAAAGATCGGCGATCACTTTGGGATCTCGCGGGGCACAGTATCAAACATCAACCGCATTCCTTATCATAAGGAACACTATGAGAAGATGATCTTTCAGTTGACGAATCATAACAACATTATCTCTGCAAACATGGCGGCAATGGGTAGACAAATCATATTACTAAAAAGAAAGCTACAAGAATATGAGCAAGTTCCACCAGCGCGGTGAGCAATACGTTAGTAAATACAAACTCGGCTCGCTCGACGAGGAGTATCTTAACAGAGAAGAGATGGCCGCCGCTCGTAAAGCGATCATGAAGTATAAGCTGAAAGATCCCGGGCCGTCTTTGTATAGAAAGAAACCTAAGAATAAAAAGAAAAAATGAACATCCACGCAAACGTCCTTAACACCACAGCCGCCGACAGCTTCCTTGATAACATCCGCAAGGATGTCCTCAAGATCACAGGCGACGCGCTGAAAGATAGCAGTATCCACAACGTCGCATCATGCTATGCCACACAAGACCCAGCGACCAAGAGAATGCTCACGGCCGCAATAACCTACGCCGAAGAGAGCCTTCAGAAATACAACGTTCTTATCGAAGGCCCAAGCGGCACAGGTAAGGAGTTAGTAGCGCGTATCTTATCTCACAAGAGAAAGCCTCTCAAGGCTATGAACATGGCCGGTTTGACTGACACGCTCTTTCAAAGCGAACTATTTGGCTACATGCCCGGTGCATTTACCGGCGCTAAATCTCGCGGGGACGTGGGCTTTCTCCGTGCAGTCGGCAAGGGCACTGCTTTCCTCGACGAGATAGGCGAGTTGCCTCTTGCGCATCAAGCTAAGTTATTGAGAGTCTTACAAGACAAGACAGTCTTGCCCGTCGGGGCTGTTGATCCTGTGCCGATTCAATGTCGCTTCGTGTTCGCGACGAACAGAGATCTTCTCAAGATGGTAAAGGAAGGATCTTTCCGAGAGGATCTTTACTTCCGCATTAACGAACTCGGACTGAAGACTTTCTCTCTACAACAAAGAGGTGTGCAAGAAATCCGCTGTGTCGCCTCGGCGATTATCACAGAGGAAAACTGGACGCCTCTCGGCGAAAGGGAACACTTCGGCGACGAGACATTCTCCTTTGGGAATGTACGGGCGCTGAGAAACTTGCTACTCAAACGTGAACTCGGGGAACTAGAACTACCTGAATATGAAACCTTTAACAAACTCGACTAAAGAAAAGAGACCCGTCGCTAAGATGTTTGTAGTCAGTGATGAGACACATCGTAGACTGAAGGAGTATGCAGTTAAGAAAGGTTACAAATTGCAGTACGTAGCAGATGAAGCGGTGAGTGAATACCTAAAGAGACAGGAGGCGAAATGACCAACCAACCAAACCCAAACGTGTTTTTCCGAGGTGAGGACATGGGAATCGGAAACTTTCCAATCAAAGGAGGAACAATCAACAACGGAGGACCGGCGTTTCCAACTACTGCAACCGCGACAACGCATGGATTCTACCAAGACGGTCAACCTTGCATGACCCATTACGGTTCGAGATCTGGCATCACTGTCAGAGACTACTTCGCGGCGGCGGCGTTGCAGGGAATCATCTCGGACGCGAGCGTTCCGGCCAGTCTCAAGAAGGATGGTGAATTGGTTTCCCGATCTGCCTATGAATACGCCGACGCGATGCTCAAAGCGAGGGAGGCGAAATGA